CATCAATGGCATCACCATCAGATTTACTAAATGCAGATCTCAACCTTGCAACGCTTGACGGGGTTGTCACCAGTAATGCTGAAAGCGTAAATGACAGACTTGGGCAATCAAAGTTAACTCTTGCAGAAATTCAACGCAGATCTGAAGCTGCAGTTGCAGCAGCTGGGTTTTATCCTGTGGCTGGAAGCTTTGAGGCTGGCGGCACGATCACTGAGCGCAATCAAGTGCTGCAACGCACCACTGCGCCAGCGGCTTATTTTAGCTGGGGTGGGGCACTACCTAAAGTTGTTCCACCTAGCAGCACAGTTGCAGGAGCTGGCGGCGAAGGCGTTACGGCGTGGACTAATCGGAATGATGCGACATTGGCAGGGGCATTGGCTGACGGTACGGCTGATGTGGGAGGTGAAACATCTGGCGATATAGCAAAGGCACTAAGTAAGTCAGACATTCGCTTATTTGGTGCGCCCTCGTTAGATGTTGGCGACCTGATTCAGGCGGCTTTAAATGCTACCGGCGCTGCCTATATTCCTGCTGGAACATGGTCACACATGGGCGCGGTTGTTGGGATGTCAGACAATCAACATATTTACTTTGCTGGCTCTACAATAAACAAAACAGGTGCTGTTTATGATGTTTTTATAAATGCTTCTGGCCGTAAAAACTTTTCAATCACTGGTCAGTGCACTTACAACGGCACGAGAAACAGCTCATTAGATGTTGGTGACGAAAAATTTATCCGCATAGATGGAGGTAGAGCTTATCGCATATCTGGCTTAACGGCGTATAAATGCCGTAGTCATGGTTTTGAGTTTAGAAATGGCGCTACAGGTGGCGGCGTTCGCGGCGAGCGGGGTCAGGTTTCTAATATCGCGGCATACGAGTGTGATATCGGTATCGAAACTGCAGCAGCAGCATCTGCTGAATACATCTGCTTTAATAACGTTAACACTTGCAACAACAGAGTCGGCATTAAAGACGGTGCAGGTAACACCCTTTTTAATGGCGGTAACTGCTCTGACAATGACGAGATTGGTTTCTGGCTTGTTGGGAACTATCTGAATAACGCTCACGGCATTGTCAGCTCAATGAACATAAATCACAACGGCACATACAACCTTCAATGTGATGACGTAACTAACGGTCACACTTTCAATGGGTGTCATTTCTATGGTAACGCACTCAACTCTGGAACTGGCGCTATATTCTTTAATAACTCCAAAGGTATTGTCATCAGTGGCGGGGATATAGACTGCTGGATTTACAACTTTGACGGTGCAGGCTCGGGCAAAAACTACATTAAAGGCGTTTATATGCCGGGCGGATATGGTGATGTTGTTACAAGGGACGCATCAAATTTAAGACCGAAAGATTTAATTATTTTGGATTGCCAAGGTCCTGGCGCGTATCAAGCTGGTGTCGCTATTAGCGACCCCTCGGAGTGCTATGTTGCAGCGCAGCGCAATGCAGCATCCACCCAATCCTTAACGAGCGCCACCCTGACCGATTTAGTTTTTAACACTGTGCAAGCCAACGGAGATAGACGCAGGGCTTACAATGCAGCAACTGGTATATTCACTGTTCCGGTCGGGCAAGATGGGCAATACACAGTATCTGCAACTTTGGTTTTCCAGGGCACGGCTCTTAACGCTGCTGCAAGCTTTGCTGAGATTGTTATATCAGGACAGAAAAGGTTAATTTGCTTAGCGGATAACGGCGGAGTTTTGCTAACTGGATCAGTGACCACAGATGTTTACTTGTCTGCTGGTCAAACAGTGAACGTAAAAGCAAGGATAGAGGGCACTTCACCAGTTTTTGGCTCTGCTGGTTACGTTTGTACACTTTCCATTACGAGGAAAAGCTAATGAACTACACCGACTTCAAGCACTTCTGCACCGATCACCTTTTAACCTGGGGTTTGCACTCCGATCACTTCTTGGAGCTATCAGCAATGCTGGTGGCTCACGAGTCTTTGGGCTGTAAATTCGTCAGACAGATCGGAGGAGGCCCTGCGCGAAGCTGGTGGCAGATTGAAAAGCCCACACACGATGATGTGTGGAACAGAAGCCGGTCAATTCACAAGAATGCGGCTAAAGCAGGAATTAAGCGAGACTGGTCAAAGATTGAAGATCCGGTTTATGCTCTGTTTGTTGCCCGCCATATCGTCATGCTTGACCCTGATCCAATACCGACTGCGCCGCAGGATATGGCGAATTGGTGCAAGCGCAAATGGAATGGCGGCAGACTTGAAAATGGTCAGTGGGTTGGTGGCGGCAAAGCAACGCCTGAAAAGTACCTTAACGATTGGCAGGCTTGGAAAGAGGGGAAACTGTAATGCTGTCATTTCTAGGAAAGCTATTCAGTTCTGACGAAGCTATTAAATCAACCGCTGGAGCGCTCAGGGATGGTTTAGATGCTTTGGTATACACTAATGAGGAAAAAGCCGCTGACGCAGCCGCAAGCCTTACTGAAGCCAGATCGATGCTGATTAAGTGGATGGACTCAACTCAAGGGCAAAACCTTGCGCGTCGGTTTCTAGCTGTGTCGCTGTCAATGCTGTGGGGTACTATTTACGGCGTGCAGATTGTTCTTTCGTCTATTGCGCCCTGGGTTCAAGCAGAAACCAGTAAAAAGCTCATGGAGTCAGCAAACGTATTAGGTGAGTCAGCAAGACAGCTTAACGGCGCGATGATGCTGATATTGGGCTTTTACTTTGCCGCTCCTTACATGGGTAGCATAGTCACTGCGGCAATGGATAAATTCAGCAAGAAAAACTAAGGGGCAATTAGCCCCTTTTTTGCTGCTGGTATTTTCCCAGCTCATAATTCATACTGTGCTTATTAAACAATCGAGGGCGCATCATGTCAAGCTACGGCGGCACAGTGTCGAACTTTTCGACCACTGAAGAATTTTTTATACAACGACCAGTCACAATTTCGAACAGCTCTGCATCGACCGGAACGCTGACTATTCAGTCAAAAGTCGGTCAAACGTGGGATAATCCAGCGGTTCTCGGCACTGTTGCCGCAGGTGTTGGCCAGGTCGTTGACGCAAGGTTGATTTATATCCGCGTTGTTGTCACTGGCGATGTAACTTATGAGATCAGATAAATGCTAAGACCAGTTATGCGCGGCGTGATCAGAGACGTAATGGTCATGGTTATAGCTGTAAGAGGCGGCTCATTCATTCAAGACGGGCGCTTGGTGTCATCTGGATTACTAACTAACAACTCAAGGCTGTGGGGTTAAAAATGGCTATACCTAAACTTATCTCTGGCATTGATGAAAATGATCCAAATGGCTCCACTGGTTCGCAGGTTGCAGCTTCTGTTAATGCGCTGATTGACTTTCAAACATCAATAGAAGAAGGGGAAGTAAGCATAGGAGCGATGATGTATCTTGGAGATGCAAGGCTTTCGCTTCTGCCAGTCTCTGAAGAAACTGTTAGCACATCGAAAGGATGGGCACTAAAAGCCAACACTGGTTTTGGCATACTTAGTATGCTTGACAGCTCCACTCTGTTTAATTCCATTGTTGATGGCGAACTATCGACTTCTAACAGGATCGCACTTTCTGGAGACAAGATAACTATTTCTGCCAATTACATTGAAGATTGTATTGTAAACTCTATGAGGGCAGAAGGTGATTCGTCACAAATAGTTGTTTCTCAAAACATCTACGAGAACAGTAAATCGTTTAATACAAATGATGCTTGGACTGGGAAAAATATCTCCTTCAGCTCTAACATTGTCCTCAGTAGCCCTTCAGAAGCTTTTCTCATTGACCAACCCGCAGTTACCCCTACACAAACATTAGTCACAGTAACAGGAAATCAATTTGAGGCAGCAGCAGGATCAAGTAGATGTGCGGGGTTTGCAAGAGGGGTTGGCACACTAACGACTGGCAATATATATGTTGGAAATACAGGAGTTGATGACCTTCTGCATTTTGAGGATAAGCATGAAAAGCACGTCTCCTCTGGAGAGTTGTTCATAGCAAATGGTGCTGCAAGGTGTGTTGACGGTTCTTTAGGTGGCGATGAAATTTATACCCACACTGACAGGCAACCTAAATCAATAATGGTTACGTCTGGCTTAATAGATGCCGCTGGTGCTGATGCAGTCTGGTTTCAAGGAATAGAAACACTTGAGCACAGCAAAATCACAATCACCAACATGCACATTGAGAACCCTAATTTTACTGCTAACGTTAGACTTAAAGAGGGTTTGGTTGCTAGAAACGTAGCCTATGACCCTACGCTATCAATTAAGTCAGCAAAACGCGCCATAGGTGTGATCAACTCATCTGACAATGCTCATAACGTGCTGGTCAGAGATAATGACTACATACGACCTAAGTTTATCAGGGGTGATGTTGGTTTATGTTTTGACCCGTCAAACATAATCAGAAGAACATCATTTGCTGACGAAGGTGCAAGTCTTGCCCTTGGCGGTACAATAAATGACACGGTCATATCTTATCCAACAGACCCTACTACTGGCGTTAAGTTCTTTAGGATAACAAACAATAGCAACGTAGCGTCTACCCGCGTTATTAACTTCATTTTTAACGTTGGTGATATCGATTTCCAAAACCTAGATTGTTTATCCGCACAGATAATGATGCGATCAAGCAAGCGTGACGTTGGTTCAATGCGCATAGCATTTCCCAATGCGGGGCCTGGGCAAGCTCAGTACAGAATGACTGACAGGGATGATTTTTCTGACTTCAGAGTTGTCGGTATAACAAAGCAAGCGCCAACAACAGCGAATTTCTACGCCGCAGGCGCTGGGACTGTTGAGTTGAGGATATTTGTAGCTGACAACTTATTATCCGGTGATTACTTAGACATTGCGTGGGTTAAGGTATCTCACGTAAGGGCCTACTGATTGCGTCAGAATTTAGGAATAACAAATACCACCTGACACATAATCAGGCTATCTACCCAACAAAATCAGCGCCTTAGTGATTCTAGGGCGCGTATAGGGCTCGACAAAGTAACGCTGTTGACGCATAGTCAAGTAATTGGATTGTTGCCAAATGAAACAGAGGGGCATTAGCCCCTTTAGAATGGCACATGCATCAGCAAGTCGCGCTTAATAATCTCAGCGCCTTTATCCATCATCTGATCCAGGTCAACGTGCGAAACTGTCAGCCTTCCCTTGGCAAACGGATGCCAGATTAAAAACATACTGCCTTTGTTGTTGCCGCCTGTTGGCTTGCCGGTTTCTGGATCTAAAAACGAAAGTCGGCCACCAGTAATAAATCGCACTTCCTGACAGGTTTCAATTGCTTTTTGTACCAGCCGACAGAAGTATCAGCCATGACCAGCATTACAACGCCAATGCCATTCAGCATAGACTGTTCAGCAGCCTTGCTAACCCATAGCCCGATATCAGAGTATGGCGGATTGCACCACACGTAATGCCCTGCGCCTATGTCATTATCTGGATCCGGCAACCAGTCACAATCACCAATTGCGTCAAGTGACTGGTCGATGAAGTTTAAGCAAAGCGCATTCTCTTTGCTGGCCGCAACATCAAGCTTAAAACTAAACTCTGCGCTCATGGCTGCGAATATCTCAGGCGGTGTCCGCCACGCATTTCTGTCCATCTTTAACCTTCCTCATTGCCTGACCCAAACAAAACACCGCATTTTTACGGTGTATAAATTCACCTTTTGCATTCACAAAGCCGAAGCCATAAGGCTGCACTTCTTCGGTTTTGCCTGTTTGCTTATTCTTTATCATCATCTTTTGCGCCTTTGATGAAAATCCACAGCGCAAAGACTGCGACCAAGTAAATGCCTGTGCCGATTTCTAGCCAGTTCATGGTTTTTTATCCTTCTTCAAAAAATGATAGTCATCGCCTGTGCGTAAAAACTCATCCCAAAGCTCAGGCTGTTTTTCAAAATCGTCCATTTGCTTACGGTATCTGCTGGACTCAAACCACAAGATAAAGCTGATGCACACTAAAAACATGGATAATACGCAGATCACGAAAATCAGCGAGTCTGGCAGCCCGGATATAAAATCAAACATTTGATGCGCTCCATAACATTAAAGCGAATAGGCAGAAGCCAATTGCAGCCAGCAAAATACGCATCCATATTGAGCCAGATCCGGCATCTTGCTTTGGCTGGTGCTGCGCTGGCTTTGTGCTGACGTAATCAATCAGCGGCTTTGTTGGTGCGCTTAGTAAGTCGTTTTCGTCGCGATTAAATAAGTTCATTTAAAAGACCCTCCACGATTGAGATTAATTGATCTAACGTGCTGTTGTTGTCGAACAGCGGTGATTCATAACCAGTCGGGTTAAATATCCAGCCACCAGCATTCAAAGTGAAAGCTATTGATTTGCCGTGCTTCATCGCCTGCACGTTATAAATCTGCACTAACTGGCAAAGATAGCCCAGCTTTTCGCCTTCGGCTGCATCGGCAAAAACTGCGGCCTGGTACTTCTGTAAATTATTATTCATAAGTTCACCTGCATTGTTATAAAAAAGGTCAGCTATTAACTGACCTTAGTATTATACAGATAATCTGTATGTGCAAGTATTATTTTTAATCAACCAAAAATAGTTTTCAGATGATCCATAGCATGACCGACTGACTTCGCTGTGAACGTGTTTCGCTTACGGTATGCCAACACTTCTTCACGAGTAATTCCGTGATCTGACTTGAGCTGCTTTATCTCAGCTTCAGCCTGGTCAAGCTTGCTTACCTGCATTTCATTACTGCCAGCTTTCGACAACAGCACATTTTCAAATGCACAGTGCCGCACATCTTCCAGCTTGACCAGTTTGGCTAACAGGTCGTTGCGGCTCATTGCACAAAAGCCGGAATATTAGCCGGGCTATAAGGCGTCTTTTCACAAAGACTCATCAGCCGGTTAATCTCTGCAGCATGGCGCATAGCTACGCGCTCGCTTTCAGTAAAGCCACCGCCAACCAGCGCCCACCCGACGCGACCCATGCGCGAGGTCGCCGGAACCGTTGCGCGACCAACCACAATGTCGTTGCTGGCTATGTTCAGATATTTCATGTCGTTTCGTTCGTTACTCATAAATCACCTATTTAATTAATTAAACTTATCACTTAACTGATTTCAAGTGCCTGACTCTGATTTCAATCAAGCCCTCTACAATCTCAGCGGTTTTGTTCAGGCTGTTTAGAGCCTTGGTAAAGTTTGGCAGAAGCACATCATACTTAGCTGCTGCCAAGGAATCAGAGCGGCCAAGGACAAGATGATCACTCAGCGCATCGGTCACAGACTCACTACTAATGCGCGTCAGCTTGAGCAGCAAATCAAGCTGCTCTTGGCTGTGGCCGCCCTGTATCAGGTAACGCATACCTAAACAACTTTCCCATTGACGGCTACTTCCTTGCTCATGTCCACAACAAGTATCCTGAACTTTGGCTCACCGTCTGCGGTTATTGTGTGTATTGTGTTTGGCGGAAACTTCATTTCCATTACCTGAATAAAAGCACTGGTAACGTCGCGCTGCTCGCCAATAGAGCAGCCCTTTTCGTTAGTGCGGCCCCAAAAAACACGCTGACTCAGTGGAGAGTAGTTTAAGTTTGCTTTAGACATAATCAGTTCTCCACTTTGCGAAAAATTTGGCCAGCTTTAACAATCGACACCAGACCACCAGTTTTGCACCAGATTTCAAAGTAATCAGCACTTTCTGCTGACGCTGTGGCTATTTGAGCTTCAAACTCAGTGCGCGCGGTCATGATAGGGCGCACGATTTGCTGACCATTCACCACGGCTGCAAATTTATCCTGCGGCTCATCACCAAAAGCCGGATGATTGACGTTCAGTTGTGCGCCTAAGGTTTTCGGCTGCGCTGCTGCGACTGTGGCTTGCTGCGATATGTTGGTTTGCGCTGCCGCTTCGGCATAAACCTGTTGCGTTACTTCTGGAGCTGGCTGTTGAGCCTGAACCTTTAACTGCGCCTGTTGCGCTGCTCGCGCCTGCTCGGCTAACTGGTCATTTCGAGCCTTATCCTGTGCTGCCTGCTGGCGCTGTATTTCTGACTCAATAATCGCATCAAGGCGCTTCTGATAAACATCATCAGGCGCAAATAAAAACGCTGCTACGTGATTCCGATCCAATGGCGCAACCAGCCCGGCTTTCAGGCTCTGATTTTCCAGCAAAACAAGGCGCATGGTAATCTTGTCTTGCAAAGACTTATCTTCCGCAACACGACTATCCAGGCTGGTCTTGGTTGCTTTGGTCAGGCTGCCTTTTGGCGTTACAGCGGTTAACGTGGCCAAATCATCCACAGTGGCACGGCAGAACTCAGGCTCAATGCCTGCCGCTTCCCATGCTGCGGCCAGTGCGTCTTTGATGATCTGCAGGTGTTCGGATTTTTTGGCTGCGTCGAATTTGTCGGTTTGGTCTTTTACGGTGCGATAACCAGCATCACAAATCTTTTCCAATCCTTTAGCTGCTTCGACGAACTTATCAACATCGACGCAGGCTTCTTTGGTGATGCGCTTACGCTCAGACTCCAGCAGTGACTTTGTTTTGTTGATGGTGGCAGCAAGCTCTTTGCCTTCAGCTAAGTTTTCCAGAGTGATCACCGTTTTGCTCTGATTGTCGATTTTCTCAATCAGCGCCAAGCGCAAAGGCTCGATGTTGGTTTCAATCTTTGCCGGGGTAACATTGACTTGCAATTGCACTGGGATCAGTGCTGTGCTTTCTGTTTTTTCTGTCATAACTTTCACCTGAATCAAAGCCGGAAACCGTCCGGCGCGGATTAATAATTACAGCTTATCTGGAATATGGCAAGCTGTTTTTACTGGTTTTGTGAAAAATAGTTGTACTTGGTTTGGTAGGCTGCGGCCAGCTCATCGCCTACTGGAGTGCCAAGTGGGAATTGAAATGAAGCGGCAGATCCCCAGTTGTTTAAGTCATCTACGTTTTGACAATCTTCCAGCAGGATAAGCAGCTTTTCTGCTTCCGGTGGCAACACAATTTGCTCCGGCTCATCATCAAAATTCACCGGCGCTGCTGGCTTAGTCTTTTTGGCTGCTGATAGTGCGGCGGCTGCATTGGTGACTGGCTTTTCCTGCTGTACAGGGTTTAATTCAACTTCGGAGCGTGGCATATCTTCCAATTCGTCCGGGGTGTAAACGCCAAGTATTGCACCAGGTGCATACATGCGACCCCAGTTTTTAACCTGCAAATAACCGATCTGCTGCTTTTGGTTTGTTTTCCACAGCGGACTATTCTTTGTAGTAATGTCAGATGACTTCAGCCATTCATTCCAAACCACTTCAGACTCGCCTGCTGGAATTGCACCGACACGGCATTGCAAAGCAGTGCCTTCGCCTTGGTACTCATAGTGGAAGCGGCCAACGATAGAGCCAGAGGCTTGCAGCACTGCGTTAACCAGCTGCGCCTCATAACCCAGGATTCCATTAACTAAATGCGTTTTCTGCGCCACCGCATAGGGATTCATGCCCCACTGAGCCGCCTGCATAGCAATTGCCATGCAATCAGCCGGTGAGCCTTGCAGGTGCTTTGGTACTGTCACCTTGCCGGATGCCATCAGAGTGGCAAAGTTAGACATGCACTGCATTGCTGCCGGGTTCATCAGCATTGATGCTGTATTGGTTTCAGTTGTGATTAATTGATTCATTTTCATTTCACCTTATCGCCATTGGCGAGTTGTTAAAGTTCTGGTTGTTTTCCATGCCTCAGCGCTGTTTTGTTCCAGCAATGCGGCGTATTTTCTCAGGCTTGCTTTGTAAATCTCGCGGCCATTCGCCACTGTGATTCTGTTGCGGTGATCTTCATCATCCTGCTTAAGCTCGATTGCATCGACTTCATAGCGGCCACAGTTCACAGTGTCGCTTACGGCGATAAAGATAAACAAAGGGTATTCGCCAGTGATTGCGTGATAACCGTCAGCGTACAGCGCGTTTTGAACGTGATAGCCGTGATCTTCAAACACATAATCCATGCGTTCGAATTGAGCCAGCTTTTTCAGGTCACACAACACAGCCGCATTTTTTACCATCAGGTCAGGTCGGAATTTTACCGTTAACCCGGTTTCTTGGTCTTTGAAAAAGCCGCTGACCTCAGTGTCATATTCAGCTTCAAAAATATCCCTGACCAACGGATGAGCCAGCAACGATTCTCGCATGATTGGCAGCTTGCGTGCGTACTCAGGTTCAAGGATAATCTGGCCGCAGCCTTTGACTTCTTCAAGCCATGCGGCTTTACCGGCCTTCCCCTGGTTGGTGCGCCCATTAAATTCAGGCATCACAATAAACCGCTTTTTAAACTCGTCCGGCTCCAGCATCAGGCAGTGTAATGCGCTGCCGTTGTCCATAGCCTCAAGCTTTTCAGGATCCAATGGCGCATTGCGTGACCAGATATATTGAGCTGGGTTAGTCTGAAAATAATCCAAATCAGATTTACTGATCGGCTCAGATGCGCGGTATTCGTCGTTGTCGATGCCGTAGTAAAAGCCCTGTTTTATCACCGATGGCAGTTTATTTTCTGGCGCTGGATCTTCGTCCCAGTTGATCATAACTCGCCTCGCGCCTTGGCTAGTGTGTCCTGTATTTTATCCCACAACCATGCTGGAACTTGTTTTCCATCGTTTTCAATTGATGCAAGTGCGTCATACATATCAGGAGCCGCTGCAATTAAGTGGGCATTTGCCACGCTGTCTGGGCATCTGGATATGTCAAAGCCTCCTCCATTTAAATGAATCACAGCATGCTTTACTTCTCCGTCATGCGTCTGAGCAATCCACGGGCCCTTGGTAAATTTAGTTTTACTCATAATTTCACCTCACCTGTTAAACCTGATTCAATTCTAATCATCTAATCTGAAAACACAAGCTTTATTTATCAGTTTTTGTGTGTATACTGTGAAAAACCAAACAGAGGATTTACCATGGCACGACTGCAGAGACTTAAACCGATTACCTACACTCAGCTGCTGGAGTTGTCCGGCATGACTGAGGCGACCAAGAAAGAAATACGCGACACCTTTAAAATGACCAGTCAGCAGCAGGGAAACTACAGCGCGACAGGAACCTACCGAGAAAATGTGCCGGTTGAGGTTGTTTTGCTCGGGGTGCTGACCGGAAAGATTGACCACAAGAAGCTTGTTAAACTGATGTTGGAATAGCCAATTGACAGCAAGCAAGTGTCTTGGTATATTTCCACATGACCTGAACAGTCTGTGTTTATCGAACAATGCATATGTGGTTTTTAGTGACACGATGTTAAGTTTTAGATGGAATCACCAATCCATCTGTATTAAAGCCCCGTTAAGGGGCTTTTTTATACCCACTTTCGACAAGCCAGTTATCCATATTTTTCATCAGGATTTGCTTGCTTTGTTCGGTGCAGCAACCATATTCGCCGTTAAATCCTTCTCCTGACGCATCGAATCCAGCCTGAAATCCATCACATGCAGCCTCAGTCAATCGCTGCTGCAATAACTCTGAGTAACTAAGGTCAGTGTAGCCATTCGGATTTAAAATCGCTGTAATCGCTTCTAAGGTTGTTTTTGCTGAATGAAGCTCATTCGCCAGCTGATCATAATCCGGCAAATCAATTTCCAGTGTCGCAGCGTGGGCCAACCGGATCCGCTGCTCTGGTGTTAAAGTTATTTTTAGGGTTTTCATAAGTCACCTGCTTTTTTGTTTATTTATATTTTACGCCAGCACCGCTTAAGGCGTCTTTTAGCTCGCTCATTTCAACATATTCAAGTATGTCGCCATTGTCGTATTCATCAATAATCAGAGTTGGCAACTCAACAGTCACTGATGCTATGGCAGCTTGCCAAGCCTTCCAAGCTGACCAAGTGCAAATGCTTTTATATGAGCCGTACTTATCAACATCAAGTTGAAAACTGTTTGTTTTCGCCCACTTCTCAAAATCCGCCCGTTGCTTTTCGTTCATAAATCCGCCTGTTATGGTTTTTTGCAATAAACGCCGCTGGCACATTCCAGGGGACGAATTTCTTTGTAGGCTGTTACGCCTTTGATGTTGGCAGCAAATCGCGCCAGAACATCATGCTCTTTGAATTTATCCGTTTTAATTCGGATTAGTCGCATTCTGCAGCCCGGTATCGGCTGGCCGTTTGTTGGGGTGAATTCGCTCATTGGTCATACCTTTTTTTGTAAGCCTTGGTTGGTTTATCTTCCTGTTTGACTTCTGGCAGTCGCTTGGTGTCTGTGAATCTGCTTAGACCAAGCTCTGGCTGCAGGAATGTTGAACCGGTTTCGCCCATCCTGTTCTTAGCCACGATAACTTCAGTTAACGAATGATCGCCTCTATTGCCTTGGTAATCTTCGTCATAAAGAAAAATTATTATGTCTGCCGTTTGCTCAATGATTGACGAGCCAAGAAGGTTTTTCATTTCTGGCCGACCGACGAAACCACGGTTAAGCTGCGATAAAAGTATGATCGGGCATTTCAGCTGCTTTGCTAGGCGCTTTAGGCCCTGGATGTTTTTAGTAATAACCTCGATTGGGCCGTCATTGTTGTTTGATGGCTGGATCAGGTGCAGATAATCGACGACAATCAGGTCTAGCTTGCCCATCTTCATTGCGGTTCGCTTAGCCCTTGCTTGGATCTCAGCAATGGTCTGGCCGCCCTTGTCGTCTATGCGGTAGTGTTTTCTTCGCGCAGAAATAATGCCTTGAGCTGTCCCAAGCCTTGCGTAATCGAGGTTATCATCTAAAGCCTTTCCTGTTTTGATTTTGTTTAAATACAGGTTTCCAAGGTTTGCTATGGTTTTTTGCATCAACTGCTCAGCCGACATTTCAAGACTAAAGACCAGCACGTTTTTTGGTTCCGGATCGATAAAAGCCGCATACTCAGCAAAGTTTAGACTGAGAGTGGTTTTACCGAGGCTCGGAGGCGCTGCCACAACAATCAAGTCAGGAGATTGAAACCCTTGGGTGAAAGCGTCGACGTTTTCAAGGCCGGATGAAATGCCAATTAAGCCTGTTTTGTTTTTGTAGGCTGCTTCCATGATGGTCAACACGTTAAACATCACATCAACCGGATCTTTTATATCTGAGTCGGTTTCGTCCTGTCCGATCTGTGATACAGCATCAAGAGCCTTTTTCATTCGATCTTCTGGATCGCCAGCACCGTATAAAGCATCGCTTGCTGCGTGGCACATTGCCAGAGCAAAGCGCAACTTGGAGTTCTGTTTCACTATATCGGCATAGCGCGACATATTGGCCTGGCTCGGCGTGTTCGCCCCCATGCCTCCAAGCTGGCCAAAAGTGATATGAGTTTTTTTATCAACAAGCCAGTCTGACAAAGTTACTACGTCTATCGGAATATTTTTTTCAGCCATTTCTAAAATGGCCTCCCAAATAATCCGGCTATCACGAAAATAAAAATCCTCTGGCCGCAAGATTTCCATGGCGTAAATTGCTTGTTCACTTTGCCAGTTAATCATCATTCCGCCGATCACTGAAGTTTCAGCCTCAATACTGCTAAGATTCTCCATTGTTTTTATCTGCGGTATATCTTTCATTCTACTTTCCATTTTCAGCAATCCATTCAGCTTTGAAGTTAGTCATAAATTCCGGGTTATCTTCCCACCGCTTGTTGTTGATGTACGTTGCAGCGTGAAGCTTCTCATAACCCAAAACCTCTTTTTGCTGGCAGTCCATGTAATATTCCAGCATTAGGTTCATCCAGAACCTGCACAACCCCTCTGGCTTTTTCGCCATAAACTTAGTAAACGATTTTAAAGCTGCCTGCTTTCCCTGCTTGTACTTGTAGTGCTGCCAAAACTTACCAAACAGATCGTTGATAAATTCTTTGCTTGCAGGAGTCGGCTCTTTTGAGTCGACATGCTTTTGATCTTCTCTTATCTCTTCTAATCTATTCTTATCTTCTCTTATCTCTTCTTGCATGACTCCATCAGGATTTGACATGACTGAATCATGATTAATCATGACATCATCATGATTTTTTCCCCTAACCAGATTAATCAGCTCACGCATTTTTAGGTTGCTAGTCATAGACCTATCTAAGCGCTTGGCCAATTTAAGGCATGTGACTTTGCCTGATTCAGAGCTTTCAAAAAGTCCTTGAGCTACAAAATAGCGCATCATTTCTTCTACCTTTTGCGCAGTACTTCCTGTGTTTCGTGCGATTATTCGTGCATCATGCTCAAGCTCAAAAGTGATGTTATCGACATCTATTTTGCCAACAATAAGCTCAAGGCAGTACCAGTAAAGCCCGTACCCTTCCAGGCCATAATCAAGCAGCACGTTTTGCAATTTTGCGTCTTGACTTGCGTCAGCGTCATGTTTAAACCAATGCATAATTACTCCAAGCTTTCTAAGTATTCTGACAGCGCCTTTACCGTGCTATACGATGGATCTGAGTCCTTATTCATTAGGTTGTACAATGTGTTGAAGTGAATGCCAGCGGCCACAGCTACTGCCTTTAGGTTGCTGTGCTCAAGTCTCTTTTTAATTTGTTCTAAGGTAAGCATATTAATTCCTGTATTTAAAGTTACATTGCAATGTTGACTTAATCATAAGTCTGATGTTTAATGATGTCAACGTAGATTTTCGATGAAAACAAATTTGAACCAACCAGGAGAGTTAAGATGAAGAAATTAATGATCAGTGCCGTTATGGTGTTTTCGTTTAGTTGTTTGGCAGCAGAGCCAGATCACCTATCGACATGCACACAGCTTGCAGCGCTTGGCAAGCAAGTTATGCAGGCCCGTCAAAACGGCGTAGCAATGGCTGATATGGTAAATCTGGCTCACGAGTCAGATCCAGTATTGCGTCCAATGTTTTTGGAAATGACCAAGATGGCTTACGACCAGCCCGCCTATCATACTGAGCGAATGAAGGCGCGAGCTATCAGTGAATTTCACGACCTGAACTTTAAGTTGTGTTATAGCCAGGTTAAGGCGGCTTAATGTCCGGCAACCTATGCGACCTCACGCCAGAGCAAAGGCTGGCGATTGAGGCGGATAAAACGGCTTGCTTGTGGCTGTACCAGCTGAAGATAGGCAAAACCACACGTCAAGAAATACGCAAGATGTTAATTAATTTACAGCCCGATATGCGCGAATTGGTGCGCGAAAGGCTAAACAGGTGGTGAGTATGAAAATACAAAAAGGCCATTACGTGCCAAAAGAGTTAATTACGTCAGAGGCTGTGCATGAGGCTGTTGTAAAGTGCTTTGTGGCGGCTGGGTTTGTTGGGCGAGATGAATATGGTCAAATGCCATGCCCTGGCTGCTTCTCTGCTCTTGGTGTTAATGATTTATCTCAAGGGATTTGCTGGACAAACAGCGGCACCCCCCTAACCCTCCAGCAGCTATTCACCGCAGAGAATGGCTTGCAGTGGCCAGATTGGGCTATTGATGTTAGGACTGATGATTATTGTGTGTGGTTTGATGGTGTTGGTAGAGCTGATGTTATATCAGGTAATTGGAGCCCAGTTAAGTCACGAGTTTTAGCCACCCGCCAAGCCAATGCATCAACCCAAGCCCAAGGCTTAACGCATAGCGAAGAGGGGTTAACGCATAGCGAGTGGTGGGATTATGAGAATGGTTGCATTATTGAAGGTCGTTACCCTCCTGTTGGCACCAAGTGCAAATACAAGGTCAGCGCGTTCAAGGATGAAGCTTGCGAGATTGTCGCTGTTAACTATCCAGAAGTTGCTTTTACGTGCAAAAGAAACGAAGGCAGGATATTTGTTGATGAAGTGCAATCTGCGGGGTTTCACCCACTAGACCACGCCACGCGCAAAGCTGAGTTGGAGCGTAAGCGTGTTGTTGATGCTGCAGCTAAATCAATCATTGAGGATAAAAGCTCTTTTATTGCAGAGTATGAATACTGGCTGGACAACAAAAAGCCATCTGGAAGCTGTGATGAAGTGTGTTGCAAATGGCTAACAAGCAGGGATTATGCTGAGTGTGTTGATAATTTGTATTTCTACCTTAACATGGCCTATGACAAAGGCTATCTGAAATCGCAGGAACAGAAAAAATGAAGCGCAATAAGCACAATCCACTTAAACGCCTCATAACCATGTCGCGCTGCGCAGTTCAGGACTTGCGCCTGAGCTTGCGCCAATCGACCCGGGAAGATGGCGTGATGCTCAGGAAATACAAAACAGGTGCGCCCGTGCATATCGGGCCATCTGTGGCGCAGTCGTTGAATGATGTTTCATACCACTGGGCAATATTGCTGATCGTCTACGTGCGCGAGTCTAACGGCAAAAGCAAGCGGGTGACTGAGTGGATCAGGCTGGCTTCAGCCTATCGACACGACCAGATAGAAGATTTTGCACGGGAGGCGCACAAGGATTTAATTCAGAAGGCAACGGCCAAGGCTGGGCCGGATAGCCTCCAGGATGTAGCATGGATTGCTTTACCGGTTCCGCCGAAGTTTGTTTCTGAGGCGGAGGATGAGAAATTGATTGAGCAGCTATTGGGGCTGATGGAGTGAGATTGTGATTAACCCGCAAACAGTTGGTGGAATGAAAGTTATCATAGCCGCGCCATATCAAGTTAAGGTTAAGCGCTCTTGGTTTGAGCGTTTATTTCAAAGGCCGTGGCAACCAATGAGAACGCACAATACAGAGTTGCGTGAATTCATGAAGGATGGCGAAATTATCATGGATAAGCAGAACAATGTTATTCATTGTAATGAGCGCACGTTTATAAAATTGAAGGATGCAGAGTTGCGACAAAATAACCTTGCAACCTGATTAAAATTCAGATAGGCTGTATTTGCTCGGCATTGAAATGTTTTATCTAATCCCCCTTGGCCAGCTAAGTTTGGCGACCGACACTGGCCTTGGTGGTGATTTAAGTTAGTTTATTGGTTTGGTGTTGTCGTACCCAGCTATTCATGCCGTAGAGCTACCGTAGCAATAACAACACCAAAGCCAATAAGCTGAATTATGGATTAGCGCGAGAATCCCCCGCGCCAGCTTATTGCAAATTTGCAATCTTCCCCACTTGTGATAAAGTTAGCTTGTTATTTTTCCGTGAGACGAAAATTAACTGACCGCCAAAAGCGGGATAAAACAAGTAGCAAAATTTAAACCCCATGCAGGTGGCTTGCTACAGCCCGTCTCAACTGCATGGGGTTTTTCATTTGAGGTTTGCGATGCAGAAAAATAACAAGCTAGTTTATGGCGTAGGCGTAAATGATGCGGACTATGCTATCAGCTCGGCCGTTAATGGCGGACGGGTTATGTGCAGCTTTTATCAGTCGTGGAATAGCATGCTGGGACGATGTTATTCCTATAAATATCAAGCTAGCAAGCCAAGCTATAAAGGATGCAAAGCAGCACCAGAATGGCTTACATTCATGAACTTTAAATACTGGATGATGGATCAGGATTGGAAAGGCAAACAGTTAGACAAAGACTTGCTCATTCCTGGAAATAAAATCTATAGTCCAGATACATGTTGCTTTGTTAGTCGTGCCGTGAATGCTTTCCTGACTGACCATTCCGCCGATCGCGGGGAGTGGCCGGTTGGTGTTAGTCTTCAAAAAAACGGAAAATTTAGAGCTTACTGCAGCAACCCGTTTACTAAAAAAGTGGATCATCTAGGCACATTTTCATGCCCCGAAGAAGCCTATTTAGCTTGGAGGCGAAAAAAGCATGATCATGCGATAGGGCTCTCTGAGATGCAGACAGATGAAAGGGTAAAGGCGGCACTGATAGCGAGGTATCAATGATAATCATAGGTATTGATCCTGACTTAATCGCAAGCGGAATAGCTGTGGTTGATGGCAAAGAGTTGAAGCACCTGCTCAGCATTAAATTGCCCGACCTGGTCAGCACTATCAAAGCAATCGGAGCCCCGTCAGAAGTCTGCATTAAGTTGGAGAATCCAGAGGCTAACAAAGGACTGTTTGCATCCAGGCAAAACAAGAATAAGGCCGTTAGTGTTGCAATAGCTATGTCAGTGGGCAAGGTTCAAGCCACAACGCACCACATCAAAGAATTGCTGGAGTCAGAGGGTTATGCCGTCAAGCTGATAACGCCGCTCAAAGGCGAAGTAAAGCGACAGGCTAAAGCAGATGCAAAGTACTTCAACAAACTGACAGGGTGGGCAGGCAGAAGCAACCAAGATCAGCGTGACGCAGCGCTTATTGCTTTGTTCGGTTAGATGGATTATGCTCAATCCGAATTCATAACTCACCTGACCTTTTGCCCACTTAATTGTGGGCATTTTTTTGGCTGGAATTCAGGAAAGATAGCGGCTATAGTTGATGTTCATTCATAAGGAGTTACCAGCATGAACGAAGGCGTAATTTGTATTGAAGAAGATTGGGGCTTGGATCCTGAAGTTGGTGGTGGTGGCAATATTGATGAGGGGTGGTTAGACTAATGGCAGTAAGCGAACAGAAACCCAAAGATCCACCAAAGCAGCAGGAAAACAAAGAGCCTGAAAATGCTCCCAAGTCCTAGCGATTTAGACATTTTAAGAAATGCCGCCTTTGTTGCGGCTTTTTTATTTAGCGTTGACGGCAGCAGGTTTAATATTGGTGCCGGTGCGGTGCTGTGCTTTTCTGTGCTGGGAAAGATAGCCTTTACCATTGCGCCAACTGGATTCTATGCCTGCTTAGCTATGGCAGTGCTTTTTAGCCTTAACGCTGGCATCAATATCAAACTTTTATCACAAATCCGTCAGGCTTTAGTCTGCATCGGTTTCATAAACTGGCTGGGTGCGGTGGACTTCTTGTTGTGGCCGGATAGAGTGACTTTCATTTATCAGGCTTACCCATACGCAATAAACGCCTTAGACTTATTCATCATCTATCATCTTTTCAGGCCCACACATGGAGGCGGCAAACGTGAGAATAATTACAATGGCCGCTTTATCCTGGATAGTTTGTCTGGTCATAGCCTGCTGCGTTGAACAGATAACATTCCAGCAAATGATTCACGGAATTTTACTTTTGCCAGCTCTGGCGCTAATCTATGCCCAAGCGAAGAACGTAAACAAGCTAAGGCAAACTGACCGTGAGAATGATAGAAGTGCTGACGACTAACTTTGATGCGTATATTCACAGCCCATTGAGGGCGCTGATAACTACGGTTGGAGCTTCAGCGGCGGCCCTTAACATCGCGGACTCATGGCGTAGTAAGCTGCCGGAGTGGATGCAAGTTTTAGTTAACGCCGTTATGAGCTTCCCATATATGGGATTATTCTCGGCGGTAGCAGTGTTTCTGCTCGTCCTTGAGCGAATTTACACCATCAGAATAAGACGAATTGAGCTTAAAAAGCTTCAGCAGCAGATTAAGCGGGGCGAGGTTTAAATCACTGGCTGAGGCGGCATTACCGGAACTGGTGACGGAGCCTGAATTGGCATTGGCATTGGTGCAGCTGGCGGAATCCAAGCTTGAGGTGCTTCTTGTTGCTTAATTGTAGTTTCCACCCTGTTATATTCACCGCCTTGGTTTTCAGGGAAAAGCATATCAATTGAAACTCCATTGAATTTAGATTTAAAGCACAAGCCTTTACCTACCGGAAAATCAAATCCAATAGCCTGCAACTGATTAAACAAGCCCTCAGTGTCTATCTTATCCTGCTGGCGTATCCGGTAAAAAATAATATCCAGATCCTTTCTGTCGCCGTCTTTATATAGACTCCCGCCTGTCAGCGCTACGTGACAGCCAAACTTAGGGGCAACAAGCTCAATCAGGCGACAAATAGTAACGCCAAAATTTAAATTACTTTGCATAACAAACCCACCTATCTATCAATTAAACACCCACTAAAAATACAGATAATCTGTCACTTAATCAAGCTTTATTTGCCAGATGATGTGAATTATATAAACCTGTGTTAAAGTTGAGTGGTAACTATGGGGCAGAATTATGGCAAGAAAATGCACAGAGCAAGAGGAAAGGTTTGCTGTTGAGGTCGTGACTGGCGTTGATGCGGATGGGCGAGCTATTAGCTTGTTTGAAGCACATAAGCGCGTGTATCAAGGCACTATGACCGATAAGACCAGACACGAAATGGCGAGCAAGACCAGGGCGCGTCCGCAGGTTGATGCTCGGGTAAAAGAACTGCGCGAGCTGGCAGCAGAGAAGGCAATTATAAACCGGGATTACGTGCTGAATCGCCTGGTTGAGATTGATCAGATGGATGCGCTGGACATCCTGGACGATGAAGGCACGATAAAGCCAATCAGGGAGTGGCCCAAAGTTTGGCGTCAGTACCTGTCTGGAATTGAAGTAGTCGAGCTTTCATCTATGGGCGATGATAACGACAAGAAAACCGCCATCCTGAAAAAGATTAAGTGGCCGGATAAAGTGCGCAACCTGGAGTTAATCGGCAAGGCTGTCGGGGCGTTTATTGAGAAGGTCGAGCACACAAGCCCTGATGGCAGCATGACGCCTAAAATCACAGCAATTGATCCAATTGAGGCGGCCAAACAGTACCAGGATATTATGAATGGCAAGTTTTAATTATGCCGTTACCGTTTGAGTTTGATTTTGTTAATCCTGACTACACAGCCGTTTTTAAGCATAGAGCTGAAAGGCTTGCCTACATACGCAAAAACCCAGCCAGTATAAATGTACTTAAAGCCTATTACCGGGATAATCCGGCTCAATTCATTATCGACTGGGGCAGCACATTTGACCCGCGAAACGTAGAGCGAGGGCTTCCAGCTCAGATCCCGTTCCTGCTATTCCCAAGGCAAGAGGAGTGGATAAATTGGGTTGTTGAGCGCTGGCGCAACCAAGAGAGAGGATTAACTGAAAAAACTCGCGACATGGGCCTGAGCTGGCTGTCTGTGGCAACTGCATGCACAATGTGCCTACATCAAAACGGCATGACAATCGGCTTTGGTTCTCGCAAAGAGGAATACGTAGATAAGATCGGCAGTCCGAAGTCTTTGTTCTGGAAAGCCAGGATGTTTATGCAAATGCTTCCGCCTGAATTTAGAGGCGGATGGAACCAGGCAAAAGATGCGCCACACTTGCGGATCAACTTTCCGCAATCAGAATCAAACATCAGCGGAGAATCTGGCGATGGCATTGGACGCGGTGACAGGACAAGTATTTATTTTGTCGATGAGGCGGCATTCCTTGAACGTCCGCAGCTTGTCGAAGCGTCTCTGTCTCAAACAACCAACTGCCGCCAGGATATAAGCACACCTAACGGCATGGCCAACCCGTTTGCTGAAAAGCGGCATAGCGGCAAGATACCTGTCTTTACTTTCCACTGGCGCGACGATCCGCGCAAAACGGATGAATGGTATGCAAAGCAGGTTAACGACCTTGACCCGGTAACTGTGGCTCAGGAAATTGATATCGACTATTCGGCTTCTGTTGAGGGCGTAGTCATTCCTTCAGCCTGGGTGCAGTCAGCCATCGGGGCCAATGAGAAATTTGGCGTTACTCCATCAGGCGAGCGCATGGGAGCAATGGACGTTGCAGACGAAGGAACCGACAAAAACGGCTACTGTGAGCGATACGGCAATGAGGCAATTGACGTTACAGAATGGAGCGGCAGAGAAAGCGACATTTACAAGAGCGTTGTCAAAGCGTTTGGCTTATGTGATGACAAGTCCGTCAAAGTCATGCGCTATGATGCGGACGGCTTAGGTGCTGGAGTTCGTGGTGATGCCAGAGTGATCAACGAGAAGCGTAAAGCTGATGGCATTGCAGAAATTGAAGTTGTTGCGTTCAGGGGTAGTGCTGGCGTTATCAATCCAGATCTGCAGTTTGTCGAGGGCCGGACTAACCAGGACTTTTTCCAGAACTACAAAGCTCAGTCATGGTGGCACTTGCGGACGCTGTTCCAAAACACACACAGGGCTGTTCAGGGTGAAATTGAGTACGATCCAGAAACGTGCATAAGCCTCAATCCAAAAATGAAAGAGCTGCAGCGTGTTACCAGGGAATTAAGCCAGCCAACTTACACCAAGAGCGATACAGGCAAGATCAAGATTGACAAAAAACCGGACGGCACGAAATCGCCAAACTGTGCAGATGCCATCATGATTGCGTTTGCGCCACAAGAGCAGCTTAGAAAGCCCACAATCAAGGTCTACAAGCGGCAGAGATAAATATTTATTTAAAGATTTGCTGGATGTAGCTATGCTTGTGTCTCGATAAATAAAAAATAGGTGAGTTATGAAAGTATTGAGTTTATTTGACGGCATGAGCTGCGGCCAGATTGCTTTAAACCGCATCGGAATAAAGCCAGAAACCTACTACGCCAGCGAAGTGGATAAACACGCCATTAAAGTGACGATGGCAAACTATCCAGACACTGTGCAGCTGGGTGATGTGACCAAGTGGCGTGAATGGACTATCGATTGGGCTAGCATTGATCTGTTGATAGGCGGCAGCCCATGCCAAGGCTTCAGCTTTGCAGGTAAGCAGCTGGCATTCGACGATCCGCGCAGTAAGTTGTTATTTGTTTATGTGGATATTCTGAACCATATCCGAAATGTTAATCCTGGCGTTAAATTCATGCTTGAAAATAACAGGATGAAACCAGAAAGCCTAAATGTCATATCAGAATACTTGGGTGTGAAGCCAGTTCTTTTCCCTTCATCAGTTGTTAGCGCTCAAAATAGGTTTAGAAATTACTGGGCAAGCTGGGAGATAAAGGTACCAAAAACAAAAGGGCCATCTTTAAGTGATGTAATTTTATCTGTTGGGGTTATCAAGTGGCCACTGCCAAAAGGTTTTGAATTAAAATCAAAGTCGAAAACGCTCAGATGCGGAGGTTTGGGTTCCAAGCTTGGAGATCGCCACGAATGGGATAGCCCAATAAAAATAATTGGCGATTACACCAAAGAAAGCTTTGATTATTGCAACAAGATCAGATATTCAGTGCCTGAGATGGAAGCCATCCAGGGGATACCTATCGGATATTGCCACAGCGCACCATGTACACAGATAAAAAAAATGATTGGCAATGCCTGGCAAATTGATACGATTGCAAACATCCTGAGTCAGATGCCAGCATAACGCTGGCTTTTTTTTACAAACTCATTCGCCTATACTGCCAACATATCATCTGAGCAGGATCTGCAATGAGCAAGCCCCATTATCGACCAACCACAAAGCAATTGGCGCTTAATTCAGTTATGCGCCGGTTGCCATTCTACAATCAAGGCATGACAAGCCACCTATTCGGCACGAAGCACAGCAAGAGCTACGGCGAGTACGGCTGGCCGCTTCAGATGGATTTTTGGTATTACAAACACGTTTATGACCGGGTTGGCTTGGCTCGTGCTGTTGTGAATCTGCCAGTCAGCTTGTGCTGGCTTACGCATCCGATGATTAAGGACGCCAAGGCCGAAGAAGAAAACGAGCCGTTCAAAGAATTCGCAGAGCGTACAGGGTACTGGCGTTCATGCAAAGACGCTGACCGAACTCAGCGTGTTGGGCACTATGGCGGCATGATTGTGTTTGTTCGGGATGGTCAGCCACTAAGCGCACCACTTGAGGCTAACAGCATCAGCCTGGATGATATTGTAGAATTTATGCCGTTTTGGGAAGGGCAGCTTATACCCGGCACAATCGACAGCAACCAGCAGTCACCGCGCTATGGTCTGCCAATCGAATACACCTACAACAATCGCGGCGTGTTCAAGCCTAATCAGCGGGACGGTGGCGATTCGTTTACTGTGCACCATACCAGAGTCAGGATCCGCAACGAGGGCGCAATTGGCCGGACGATTTACGGCGAGTCAGCCATTGAGCCAGTGTTTAATGCTTTAATCGACTGGGAGAAAAAACGCGGGGCTGGTGGTGAGGGCGCTTGGCGTATTTGTGCTGCCCGTCCGATACTGAAGGCTTTGGCCGAAACGGCAGGGCAGACCCCGACTGACGAAGAAATGGACGCATTGCTAACCGCTATCGGCGACATGAACACCAGTTTTGACTCGGTGCCGTATTTGGGCGGCATGGATGTAACCACGCTGAACCAAGACTTGCCCGACCTGCAGCATTACTTTCAGGCTGATAAAGACGAAATAGCGGCTGGTAGCGGAATCAGCCAAGCTGGTTTGCTTGGTCACGTAACAGGCAAACTCGCAGGCGACAAGGACAGCAGCCATGACAAAGAAATGGCGCAGAGTCGTCGTGAGGGTTATCTAAGCGAAGAAATCAAGCTTGATCTGAAGTGGCTGGGCCAGATTTGCCGCGACTTCGACGACAGGGGTTTGATTGTTGAATGGACTGACCTGAGCGAGCCAAGCGACCAAGTACGCCTTGAAAACATCGCTAAGATGGCTGACATCAACTACAAAACGTGGCAGGCAACAGGCTCAATAGCTTTCAGCATTGACGAAATGCGCGAGAAGGCCATGTATTTGCCGCTGGAAGCTGTTGAGGAATTACCATTCACTGAAGGCGAGACAGGAACCGAAGATAAGGATTCAGAAAATGAGTAATGTGCTAAGCCCTATTGATGGCGGATTTATTTTTGAGTGCGAAGGGTGCGGCATCGATCATGTGATTTGGACTGGTAAAGCTGGCTATCCTGTATGGCAGTTCAATGGTGACATGGCAAAGCCCACTTTCTCACCTTCCCACCTTTGCGAGTATGAGTGGGGGCCAGAAAGAAATCAGGTAAGGTGCCATAGCTTCATAGAAAACGGACAGATAAAATATCTTTCAGATTGCACTCATTCACTTGCTGGCAAAACCGTTCAGATGAAAGAAGTTGAGGATGATTAATAAATAACTTTACAGATTAACTGGCGGTTGCTATATTCTGGTTTCCGCCAGAACCTTTCGCTATAGAGATAT